TCAGCCCAGCATCTTGGCTTCGATGCTGGCGAGAACGAAGGTTTCTCGCACCTTTTCCAACGGAACCTGGCGCTGGAGGGAGGCCGCGCACTCCTTGAGCGCTTTGACATAATAGGTGCCTTCGCGCACTGGCCAGCGCCAATTCAGGTAGTTCAATGCTTCTTCAGGACCTCTGATTGTTTCGGGAAATCCGTAGCCGACGCGGACTCGAACCGGTTCGGACCAAAGAACGCGGTCCTGACTATCTAGAACATTCATTTCATTCACCTTCATTCGCGGCGTCGAGAACGCGGGACGGGGTGCTTGGTTCCGCAAGCGCATGACAAATTCCGGGACAGGGCCGCAAGGCAGCGGATCTAGGGCTTTGGCCGCCTCTCCCACAAAGACGCAGGTGATCCTCCCTTCGTACGATATCGTACGCGATACAGGAACCCGGACAGCGACAGCGGGTTTTATAGGCATGACGAAAGAGGTCCTTTGCCGGCAAGTGCTGATCGTTGAAGACGACTTCCTCATCGCTATGATGATGGAGGACATCGTCGGGTCCTGTGGATACACCGTGACAGCAACGGCACGTGATTACCAAACGGCCCTGAAATACGCCGAGGAGGTCGGCATCGCCTTCGTCGACCTCAACCTGTCGGACGGCTGTACAGGCCCCGAGATTGGGGCGACGCTGGCCAGGTACGGGGTAGCCGTGATCTTCCTCACCGCCAATCCAGAGCTGGTGGGAGACGGCGTGAAGGGAGCGGTGGGCGTGGTGTCCAAGCCGGTTCTCGACCCGGAAATGGAGGATCTCCTGCTGTTTGCCGAAGGGCACTGCGTCGGCGTGCCGGCGATTCGTGTGCCCTTGAGCCTGAAAGTGTTTTCGTAGCGCGTGGCCGACAAGGACGAAGTCGTTGCCTCTCATGCTCATAACTGACACAGCACACCACGCCTCCTGAGGGACTGGATGGAAAAGAAAACCCGCCAAAGCGGGTTAGTTAGGGAGGATCGAAACGCGAGACGTTCGAGACGGGGGCAGTCTTTTCGTGTTCAGCCTTGCGGCTGTGCCTCCACACATCTCGCAGCCCCAACTTGTGATCGCGCAAAGAGTTTCAGGTCTGTGCGGTTGCGTACGAACAACATGACCGATGTTGGCGCGGGGCGGCAGCGGGCCACGGAGTGCGAGCTATTCTTGTAACCACGCCGAGCCTCACGCATCGGACTGGCCCGATCTGTGATGCCAGGTCTTCCCGCCGCGGACCATGCAATGACGTCGGCGCTGTGCGACGCGTGGTGACAAGAACGTTGTTGGTAAGCAACTGGCACTGCCGCTATGTCGTAGCAGCCGAACGGCGGGCACGAAATCCACCAAGAAAAAACGTGGGAGCGAGATCAAGGTGCTTGCGGAACTATTCGATTCGTTCTAAACGGCCGACACCCACCGGCGAGCAATTGCCCGGATGGCCTCGTGGCGGAGTGGTGACGCAGAGGACTGCAAATCCTTGTACCCCGGTTCAATTCCGGGCGAGGCCTCCAAGAATTCACTAGCAAATCAGCTAGATAGAGCGGTATCAGGCATGATGCCGCTCTTTTTCTATGTTGCGCAGTGCTGCAGCTAATCCCCGTGATTTCCGGCCGTTTCCGCCCGACTACGGCGACTCCATGCGACATGGATTGCAACATGCGACATGCTCTGGCAGCTTCGCAGAATGACAAAGAGAGCCCTCGTCAATCAAGGCGACCTGATGCGCATGGCGGCCGTCGCCAAGAAGACCGGCATGCGTGTCGAGGTGGAGATTGACGGCGTCATCATCCGGGTTGCGCCCGACTATCCCGAAATGCAGAAGCTCCAGCAGCAGGTGAAGAAGGAGCGCATTCGACTATGATTCCGTACGGTCCCGAAACGCTGGAGCCGACGTGACGGCGAGACTTTCAGACTCCTTGTCGTACCCGCCTCGTGGAATGTCGCGCGAAGAAGCCGCGCGCTATGTTGGCGTAGGCACGACGAAGTTCGATGAGATGGTTGCCGACAAGCGCATGCCAAAGCCGAAGAGGATTGACGGACGTGTGGTTTGGGATCGTATCGCCTTAGACGCCGCTTTCTCGGACCTTCCGCAGGAAGCTGGCAACCGCATCGACGAGATATTGTCTCGCGGAGGTGAGAAGTGACGAGAGCTTCTTTCCGTCAGGCTGACATGGAGCGAATCTTTCGTGCTGCGAAAAGCGTCGGCTCCGTCTTGCAGATCGACCTGAAGACGCTGGTGGTGACGGTGCTGCCGGCTGCGAAGGAAGGTGAACCAGTGGATGGCTTAGTTCCCGACGGTCTCGAGAGCTGGGATGACTTCGATGTCGCCAAAGAGTTCGCCGAGTTTGAAAACCCTCGTCGTAAGCCAAATAAATAGAAGCACACGTGGCGCCATCAGAGAAGGAACCGCGATGAGCAACCGCCATCGATCAGTCGTCCCTCCAGGGAGCTGGCCTCCCCGCATGCTGGCGGATATGGCTGCCGGTTATTGCGGCGAACGCCACGTCGAAGACTTCCTCGAACGTGTCGGCACGATCTACCCCCAGCCCCGTGTGGTTGACACGACAAGACGGAAGTTCTGGTATCGGGATGATTTAGACCGCGCGATGAACCTCGGAGCGGTCGAAACAGCATCCGGTATCGGTGAACGATTTAGCCACGCCATGCGAGAAAAGAGGCGGCTGTCGCAAGAACGTAAAAAAGGCCCTGCGTCCGGTTAGGGGTAGGGGGCGCGTCTTGAGAGACGATGGGTTAAGAGCGGGGCCGGCCGAGCGCGTCCGCCACCTTGTGCCAGTTCTCGCCTTCCATGCCGGGAATGCGGTGCAGAAGCTGAGTTGTCAGAACCTTTAGATCATCGAGCGTGTGATATCCTCGCAGATGCAGTTCCGCGGCAAGCTCCGGCGACAGCTTCAGTTCGTTGAACGTTTTCCTCATGAGCGAAGTGGAACATCAAACGATCCATATGTCGAGGTGCGCTTACTTCGGCTGGCAGGTATTGTCAGCTGGCGGAATCAGTAGCTCAGTGCTTCTATCGCCACATGCAACCTGAGGGGGATAGCTTGCATACGCTGATCATCACCTTATTCACCGCAGCAGCAATCGCGCCAGCCGGTCCAATGACACCCATCCCACAACTTGAGACAGCCCAAAGCTGGTCGTGCCAGCCGCGGAAGACTTGCTCGAAGATCCAGAGCTGCGAGGAAGCGCAATATTATCTGCGTAGCTGCTCCTGGGGCGGGAAGCTCGACCGTGACAATGACGGTAGGCCTTGCGAATCCTTATGCTGAGATTGACTACAGCCCTGCTGCTGATGACCGCGTCGTCCGCGTGGGCCATTCCGCTTTGCTCCGGCGGCGATCGAGCGGCGCGCAAGGTCACCTGCCTGGTGGATGGCGATACGGGCTGGGATCGCGGGGTGAAGTGGCGCCTCCTGGAGATCGACACGCCGGAAACATCTGGAGCAGAATGTGCGCGGGAGCGGCAGATCGGGAAGCAGGCTACCCAGCGCTTGCAGCAGTTGATGGCTGGCGGCTATCGGATCGATGAAAGCGGCACGAAAGATCGGACGTCTAACCGACGTGAGCTAGTGCGTATCATCCTGCCGGATGGGCGTGACGCTGGGCAGGTTCTGGTGCGGGAAGGCCTTGCTCAGCTCTGGCCCAACAAGGGCAACAAGTGGTGCGGGAGGTAACGAGGAAAACGGGGATTGGAGATGGCTCGACTCAAAGCAGAAGGCATGCTTACGTGAGGTCGTTCAGGGGGAGCCAGTGAAGCAGATCGAGATCTACGAGGACAGGACCGAGTTCCACCCTCGATCGAGCAACCCGAAGCACAAGCCGATCGTGGTGCATCGCCAGTTCGACGCTGACGATGGGGTCAGCGTTGAGGTCATCGGCGTGGTGCGCATGGTGCTGAACACCATGCCCGGGTTCTGATCGAAATGTGCAACAATATTTGATCGGTTGGAGACAGTTCCGCCCAAGATATTAGTGTTCTCTAGATACAAAAAACCTACATTCCAATCATGACCCACGACAACACAACCATCGTTATGGCGTTCACGGAAGAGCAGGTCGCCCGGCTCACCGGCATAACTGTGGACCAACTTAGGCATTGGGATAAGATTAAGTTTTTTGTACCAAGCCTCGCATATGAAAACCGGAGAGAAGCGTTTGCTAGGCTTTACTCCTTCAGGGACGTCGTCTGCCTCAAGGTTTTAAACAAGCTACGTAACGAATCTCAGGTCTCGATGCAGCATCTGAGGAGCGTCAAACAAAAGCTTGCGCACCTTGGAGACGATCTGTGGGCAAAGACCACGCTGTATGTCCTCAACAAGAAGGTGGTCTTTCACAACCCGGAAAGCAACACGAAGGAGGAGGTTCTTTCGGGTCAGGGGGTGCTACAGATTCCGCTCGAAGTTGTCGCCGGCAACATGTCTGAAGCCGTGGCGAAGATGCGCGCGAGAGATGAATCGGCCGTTGGCAAAATAGATACGTACCGGGGCAAGAAGAAAGTCAGGCCGGTTGTCTCAGGCACTAGAATACCAGTTGAGGCGATCAAGGAGTTCTGGGAGGCTGGGTACACCGTAGACCAGATTCGGAAAGAATACCCAACTTTAACTACAGAAGACATTAAGGCAGCGCTTGATTTTGGAGCCGCAGCTTGATCAGCCACGAGGGCGCAGTTGCGGTTTTTTCTTGATGAGAGTGTGCCCGATTCTGTAGGCGCAACTCTGGCCGCCGCTGGCCATGACGTCATTTATCACCGCCAGGCCTTGGAACAGGGTGTAAAAGACCCAGTAGTTTGCCAGACCGCAATGAAGAACGACGCCATCCTCATTGCGGTCGACGGGGACATGAAGCAACTGTCAAAGCGCTTTGGCACAACGGACGAGCGATTCAAAAACCTCAATCTCATCATGTGCGCGTGCGGACCTGTTATGGCATCCAAGCGTATCGATCACTGCCTAGACATCATTAAGCTCGAGTGGGAGTTCGCAAACGCTAAGGGGGGCCGCCGCTTGTGGATTGAGATCGGCAAGCACGCTGTGACCACCTATCGGTGACCTAAGCAGCGAAGCTCCTCTTCCCCTTCAGGTCGAATTCGCCGCAGGCGTTCGCGATCTCCTGCAGCAACCAACGGCTCGGCTGCTCGCACATATAGCTCTGCCCATCATCACCAAGGAAGTTTCATGACCGGCATTCGCTTCTATTGACCTGCGGCTCCCGGCTGCCATCTGGATGGTTGACTGGGAGATCAATGCATGAGTCAGACGAACAGCTTTGTCCAAGAACTTGTCCGAGCCGCAAACGAGATCGCCAAGGTAACCGATCAGGAGAGGCAGCGCCTTCTGGAACGCGCGGCCCTCACGATACGGGATCTACGGGACGAAATCCAACGGTGGCCCAGCCCGAATGTCGTGGATGCTGTTGAGGGACTAGAACAGGCGGCAGCTTCTCTAAGAGAGGGTAGTGCGTCAGATGAGCAAAGCCAGGCGGCCCTGCTCGATGCAGCCGAAATGATTAGAGATCTCCTGGCTGTCCGCCATACAGGAACGGAGCCAAAGGATTAGGTGGGGCGCCCCGACGCCTCGCTCGGGCCAAAGGTTCACTCGCGCCCTGACGCGCTTTCACGAGGGCGTTCACCTCGCGTCAGCAAGAGTGAGTTCGCCCCCTGAGCTCAGCCCTCGTGACGTTCATGATCCGCAGATATCACGATGTTCGGCTGTCATGCGTCGAAAGCCACATCGAGAGCTATGCTTTGGCGGATGACGCCGACGACAAGCACCGTCTCCAGATCTTAACGCTGATCTACCCCTGCCCCTAAGGTCCAGAGGCTCAGCCCCGCTCACCTGTAGTGACTGGCGAAACCGTACCGTCCAGCGACTGGACCACATTAGGCAAACGCGATAGCCTGAACCTATCATCGTGCAAATCGAGCAGGCGGTGACTGGGAGATGCTTTATGCTCTCGCTCCTGCGAGGACAACTCATGCATCCAGAGGAAATTCGCTCACGCCTGACTGCCATTTTCGTTGATATCCTGGGGGCGGATCCTGGCAAGATCAGCGACAATACCCTCTTTGAGGAAATTGCCGCAGACTCCCTTGAAGTCACTCAAGCTGTGATGGAAGTCGAAGCGGTCTTCGGCATTGAGATCTCGGACAAGGATGCAGATAGATTGGTAACGGTAGGCGACGTTGTCACACTGGTGGAAGCGTCGAAGAAGGGTCACCCCGCGGTGTAACACCGCACTTCCGCAGAAGATTTGAGCATGATGCACGCCCCCGGCTGTTGAACACGTGCAGTAATAAGAGCCAGACTTAAGCGCATGCAAAAATAATAACTTTAGGGTTTATACGATTGTTGTTGCTTTCCCGGGGGAAGAAGCGCGCTGTGTATTGGGAGACGCTAATTTCTCGAAGGAGAATCTCATGACCGCCCCCGTGATGAGACAGGTCAAAGGCTGGATCGATCTTTCCATGTCCCGCCTCGGCTTGAACACTAAGCCCACGCCATCCCCCGGAAGAGGTGATGGCACAGGTTATACCGACATCAGCAAGCAACCTCATCAAAATCCTGGCAAAGACAAAAATCACCCTGGTGACGATGCCGCCGTTCGTTCGTCGACTGAACAGGCGAAAGAAACACCAACTGCACACTAGCGGCTCGCCAAGCACATGATCGGATCATCCAGTCGAACTGAGCGAATCCGCCGGCCGAAGCCCCTGTGCATATGAGAAGGGTTGCCGACCTGCCTCATTGCATCTGTGCTCAGCTTTCGACGCGATCACCGCAGCCTGTGAGGTCCCCCTGCGGGAGAGGCCAGCGTCTCGATCCCCCCATCGATAGCTGGCCTCGCATATGGGCTCTGATGTCCATACCTCTTAGGGCCGTGTTGTCTCGCCTCGACATAAGCTCAGGTGTCAAGGAGTAAAGCCGAGTAGCGATAGAGCCTCGTCTGTCGAGAAGCGCACGTTGGGGAGCGTGCGCTTCTCAGTGTCTATGGAGGGTCGGCGAACCCTCTCCCCTTAGGCAAGTTCTTCCCGGGGTACGACATGAGGATGCTGGCACGCCAAGGCGTGCCGGGTTTGTCTTGAGGCTTCATCATGCAAAGCAACTAGCGACGACGCGTATGCGGCCTTCCTCAAAGCAGCTGAAGAGGCCGGCATATTGACGCACTGACGCTATGCTCGGCTGGGTCATTCCATGGGATTGATCTCCTATCGGACTTTGGTCCCATGCAACCTTTGCGTCTACCGATGGTTCTTAGCCTGCAAACAGGGAGAAACCCATGCACAACATGCTACTCGCCTTAGGCACCGCATGCCTTATTAGTTTCGCTGCCCCAGCAATCGCCCAGACCCAGGCCACTCCGCCTGCAGCGACAGATAATGCTGCCGCGTCGGACGATGACGACGGGTTTGACCTGGGCTGGCTTGGCTTGCTTGGCCTGCTTGGCCTGGCAGGACTGAAAAGGCATCGTCGCGACGACACAACCACCACAATCCGCCGCTGACCGTTAGCAGGCGCCGCATCATGTCCGCGGCGCTTCCTTCCCAATAGAGGCCAAGGCCGCCTAGGAGACGCGATGAACAACGATGATGTCTCTTGCCCTATCAGTGGTGAGCCCGCAGAAGAGGTTCCTGGCGACCGCGATTATCTGGAGTTCGCCTGTCCAACATGCGGGCGTTTCCGGATGAGTGAGGACACATACAAATCCATTCAAGACTCTGAAGACGTTCTGCGAAGATCCGCCCTGACGAACGCAAAGATCCGGGCGGCCGCGGATAACAGCATGCCGATAATCAGGCTTGATGATCTCAACATCCACTGAAGCTGCTATCCCTTGACTAGCGATAGCACGACCTGAACCTCAAGTTTCAAAGTCGGAGGGGGCAAGGGCTTAAGCCTCAGGCAAGTCTAAGGACATGCGTCGAATGGGAGGTGCAGCATTGAGGCGGAGGCTGTCAGCTAGATCCCTTGACGCTCGCCAGTCTCAGAGCCCGTAGGCGCTCCGTCTTCTCATCCCGAAGTTTCTTCTCAAGCTGACCGGCGCGCTTGGCGAACGCGGTAGTCTGCTCGTGAGCAAGCCGTTTGCGCTCCGCAGTCCTAAGTTTTGGTTCCTCGGTCATGGCTCCTAAACTAGTGCGCTAGGATGTAAGGCCAACCCCTGCGAACCCCCGAACGCAAAAGCGCCCCCTGCCTCACGGTGGAGGGCGCTGTTTTGTGGCGAACCTCGCTGGCTTTAACCATACATGGCGATGCCCCTTGCAGATCGACATTTGAGGCCGATGTTACAACCACATGCCTCTCGTAGCTCAATGCCAGAGCAGCTACTTCGTTTGTAGCAGATCCAGGTTCAACTCCTCGGCGGAGGCACCACCATGAGGTGAGATGGATATGACAGATCTGAGAGTTCGCTTTCTTGTAAGCAGGGATGAGGAGTTCTGGAACCTCGTGCGCGGAGACGTGCACGTAGGACGCGGAGCTGTTCTAACTGTGCACGGGCATCTGGACGGCGATCTTCATATCCATGAGGGCGGGCATGCAATCGTCCGCGGCCATGTCACGAGGAACGTCATCAACGCAGGACGACTTTCGCTTGAGGGCCAAGTCATGGGTCAGCTCTTAGGCAATCGTCCTGACACACCCGTGGGACCGGAGCAGATCATCGGCATGCCACTTCGGGATGCACGGCGGGCGGATGCTAGCTGAGTGTTTCCTTCATGCGTCGCAGAACGTCTTGAAGGGCCGTGAAGCTCTCTCGGGCACTCCTTAGTGTGTCAGACATCTCTTTGATGCGCTCGCTCGAAAGCGCCTCCGCCTCAGGCGCCTCACGTTTGTTGTCATTCGCTACGGCCATATCAACCCCCGTTAGATAAGCAGATTGTACGTTAGCGTACACATACTTACCCGAAGCTGAACTTCTTCAACAAAGACCAAGTAGCTTTTCACGACAAAGAAAAGGGATTCGCCAATTCTTTACGTGAGGGGGCGCTGGGTAACGGTCTGCAAGACCAACAACCTTGAGGTCTTGTACGGCGAGAGGAAGCTGCACGAGCAATACTTCCCGCAGCCCCGTCAACCCCAGCCTGCTTACTGCTACCCACATGAGGCGCTGAGCAATTCCGGAAGTGGGAAGAGACAAAGCAACTAAATCCTGAGTTCGGAGTTGATGCCCGCCCAGCTTCGGCTGGTAGCCCACTCAGGACGTCGCGATACGCATGCATGCCACAGTTCACCCCAAACTTCGTCGCGCTCTCATAGCAGCCGTAACTCGCCGGGATCGGCAACGCTTCCGAGAAGCTCTAGCCAATCACTTGATTGAGATACGCAAGCTCAAGCGTGAGGAGCCACCGCTGCGTGTAGTTGATCCATGCGAGGCTACCGATGATCCCGAAGTTTAGGGGAAGAAATTGGTGACGCTGTTCCAAAACGGATGGCATCTGTGGGTCAAGGTCGCGAAGGACCTGTTTCGTAGCTCGTATGGAGGAACTCCGACAATCCACGGCCCCGCCCTCTGATAACCAAGCGGACGGTTCGGGCTGGATGTGTCGCCTTCCGATCTCATGAGGACCAGAGACACGCGCTCAAATTCGGTGGCACGATCCCCGACGAACCAAGCGGCCCCAATATATTCGCAGTCCCTTTTCTTCTGGAACGCGGCACGGATGAGGGACTGGCCTTCGCCGTATGGCTCGATGGACAACACCTCGAGCTTTGACACCACCGGGAACCATCGTGTCTCAAGCGAAGGGCCAACGGTGAACAGCGTGAAGACCATACCCCCGATCCCGATCATCCAGCACAGCGCATAGACGAGACCCAAGGTCAGAGAGGCGATCTTACTTCGCAATGGAGAGGCCCCCGCTGACGATGAAGTTGGCAGAGGCTGCGATGAAGACGGAGATGAAGGCAAACAGTATGGCCCACCCAATGCGCTCGATGCGGGCAAGTCGCTGTTCAAGGTATTTATCCTCAACTTCTCTAACCGCGATAAGCTTTTCATAGCCGGCCATCCTGGCTGTCAGTTCGGAGATGGATTTGCTGTGGGACTGCACGTCCTGCACTAGGAGATCAATTCGTTCAGGCACGTCTTCGCCTCTTCATAATGTCAATCAGCTTGTGCCTGGCCCGGCAACTTACCGGACAGCCTCATCATGAGCGGCGCACTCTTCCGCGCTCCATGCTTTCGCCCCGCAAAGACCGGCGACGGTATCGTCGATCTTGTCCTGATCGCGCGGTGTCGCTCCTCTCGCCCCGATGAGCGAAGTGCCGACGATCGACCTAGCCGTTGACTGCAGCTGGCCTTTCGCCACAGACGCCTGTTCCGTATGAGTACAGGCCGCCACGCTCAATGCAGAGGCGACGACGCACGCGAGCTTTGTCAGCTTCATTGGTGAGTTCTCCGATTGCCGTATTGGTTGCTGCCTGAAGGGTTGCTCGCTCCTGCGCCCTTGCTTCTCTTTCGGCTTCAGGCAGCCACAAGAGAGCGTTCAGCGTCAGGCAGAGGACGAAGCCAGCGGCAGCACCGACGCCGATCTTGAGCGCATCCAGTAGGCAGAACATCAGTTCTTGACCTTCTGGTAGACACCCCAAATCGTGAGGCCCAGGATCACGGCGGCGATGGTCATTCGGATCCAGTCGCCGCTGGAAAGCTCCTGCTGCTGGCCGGTGATGGCGTCGAGCACTTCGGGAATGGCCGGGCTGGCCGTTGTCGCCACAGCCGCCGCGCCGCCGCCTCCGATCGCGGCAACCTCATTCGTCGGCACCCGCTTCTGAACGTCCACGAAGTTGGATGCGACGAACTCGCCCTTGGCCCACAGGCCAGCCTCCGCAGCACGCCGGTTGACGAGGCCCTGCACGCGCTTGCCGCCAGCATTGACCCACTTCATCAGCTCGGAAGGCACGGCGTTGTAGTCGCCCTTGTTGAGCTTCTTCAGCAGAGTGGACTTGTCGATCGCCCCGGTGTTGAAGTCGAAGGAAACCAGAGCCGCGAACTGGTTGTCTGTGAGCGGCACCTTCACGAGGCGCGACACTCTCTCCTCAAAGCGGGAAAGGTCCTTCCGCAGCAGCGCCTCCGCTTCGGCTTCGGTGATGGTCATTCCGAGCTTTACGTGCGAGCCAGTTGAACCGTAGCCGATCGTCAGCACGCCGACGACATCTCGATAGGCCGTGAGCTTCCGGCCTTCCCACTTTTTGATGAGCGAAAGCCCCTCTGCGTTGATACGCCTAGTCATGGTGTTCTCCGATTTGATGATGGACTCGGCCCTTGCCGACCGTCGGCTTCTTGATCAACCTCCTGATGGGAAGGTGTCAGGGAGAAGCCATGTTTGGGAATGTTGCCGTTAACCGCGCGAGGAAGGCCAACGACAAGCGGATATCTCAGTCGCTCGCGATGATCGCGGATGCTGTAGATGAGCTTTGCCTGGAGGCCGCCAGTATGGAGGAACTCGCCCGCGCCGTGGTTGAAGATCAGACACTGTTGGGGGTCTACGTGAACCCGGCCGAGGTGCTCTAGTCTAGAAAAGACCGCTCTGTCAAAGCTGATCATGACGCGACTGCCGCTAGCTTCAGAACGGGGTCGGGCAACCGATTGACGTCACGTTGCTGCCGCGAGATCACGCTGGCCGTCCTGCAAAAGCGTAAGGATGACTTCAGGTTTCTCAGATAGCGTTGGTTCTCAGGTGCAAGGCGTGGCTTGTCAGGCCTTCAGAACATCAAGGCTGGATACCTGTTCTGCGGCGACGACTGAAGTGGAGCCGGCGCCTTCTGACCTCTAGGCAGCGATGTGTCGCATTAGACGAAGCACCTCATCATCGGCGCTATAGCCGCCAACAAAGCGAGGGCTGTCAGGGCATCGAAGACGATAGCCTCCGCTCCCGAAAGTTCGCTTTTCGGGTCTTGATGCGCGCATCGCAGCTGCGCGATCTCATTCCTACGCCGCGCTATTTTAGTCCTGCGCTGGTCGATACGGCTCTGAGTCAGAGCTGCTTTTTGGCGAGCATCTTGCGTGCGTTCACGCGCTAGGATGAGATCCTGAGGTAGGTCGGCGTTGCTGGTCATACCGTAATTCCCTTCGCCGCCAGGTGCTTAACTAGCGATGCTGCGGGTATCGAGTAGGAACTGCGCGAACTGCGCGCGTAGCGCTTCCAGCTCGATCTTTGCCAAGGCCCGGTTGTAAATCATTGCGAAGGCGATATCGCAGGCGCCGAGGAACTGCGTTCCTTCCGACGACCCGATGCGGAACGGCACATTCGGCTTCAGGATGCGCGTTCCGGTCCTCGCATCAACATCTTCCACGCCTGCACTAAGATCGTAGACAGACGACATGGTCGGAGAATGAACCCCGGCCAGGAAGCGCCAGGTGTTGATCGCTTCGACTGTCACGGTAGAGCCGCCGGACGTCGGAACGCCGTTTACATCACGGTAGGTCGAAGAAGACACATACGCCTGTGGCGCAGCGCTCGGCGTGCCGGTGACGGACAGGCTGGCGCCGCCAGTCGATCCCAGAAAGTTGCTGATGAGATGCGGCCGGGCCGCATTGGTGGTCAGGGGCTCTGACGTGCGGGCGACAGCGATCAGCGTCAGGCTGTTGGTTTCACGCACATCAGTGATCAGATAGTCCGAGCCACCCTTGAACGACATATACCGATCCGTGAGGACCGGCTCGCCGACAACGAGTGCATCCACGCCATTGTCAGCATGGTTGCGCCGGGACTTCTCCATCGTCTGGCCGAATAGCCAAAGACCGACCAGCCCATTAGGGACCACGGGATAGATCTTGTTGGCTCCGACTTCCAGGCTGCCTGGTACGATAATCCGTGTCATTGATAGGTCCTCAGACAGGTTCTGCCGGCGCGACAAAGGAAACGCACCAGTTGTTCAGGGGATAGGGTTTGTTGACGAGTTCTTCGATGTTGGCCGCGGGATAGTCGCCGGAGCCTTCGGCGTACTCGTATTTCGCAATAGCCAGGGCGTCGTCGCTGTCAGCCAGGCAGCCATTGCCGTTGTGCGTGCCCTTGTCTCCGTACCAGACCTTCACCGGCCCGATCGGGTCGCGCGCCAAGGCAATGCTGACGACGGCATCGCCGACAATGTCGACAGAGGAGATGCCAATCGTGCCGCTGTTGTCCGTGACCCGATAACCCTTGTTCGTGTAGTCGGTCGCCACGAAGCCGACATATGGCTTGCGAAAGGCAAGCGGCGGCTTCGGTACGTGATGGCCGATAAGGATCTGCCTGCCCCGGATGGACACCTGTGTCGGCTGGAGAGGCTTCCAGCCTAGCCCTAGCGTCACAACGCGGTGAAATACCTTTGCTGCCTGCATCCCCATCCAGCGCGAACCGTCGGCCGAAAGGTGGCCGCCTTTATCCGTGACAGGATAAGAGGGGGCATACATGACCACTTCCGGGATCTCGTTGGAGAGCTCAAGCTGCGCGTTGGCGATCGCCAGCTCCTGGCTGTCATCAGCAAAGCTGCCGCCCGTCTGATAGGTCAGCACGATCGGCATGCGGGACTGGCCGCTCACACCATCGACTACATCCGCCTTGACGTCGGCGAGCAGCTGAAGGAAGGCGGCCTTGTAAGCAGCTTTTGTCGTACCGGCCGAATAGTCGTTCTCGCCCTGAGCCCAAAGGAAGGCGCCAATCCCATAGGTCTTGTTGGCCGTCGAAGCGAGAGCCTTCACTTTACCTGCGACATCCGGCAAGCGCCCGTAATAGTTCGGGTCCGCACCCTTCGACAGCTGAGCGATCGTCTGACCACCGCGACCGCAAGAGGAAACAACGAGCGTTCGATCCGCGTCATTCTCGACGCCCCTCTGAAGGTTGTGCAGTGCCTTCGCAAAGTTGGCGAAGCCGATGCTCATCTGCTCGCCCGTGGCAGCATTTCCTGGCTCAAGTGCCGCCACCTGCGCATCTGTGAGAAGGTCGGCGCCCGACTGCACTTTAGCCGTCAAGGGATAAAGCGCTGCACTTCCATGGGGTGTGAAGGTCGGGAGAGACAGGTTCGTCGGCAGGACACTTTCGCCGAAGCTCATATTGCCGAACATCGCCGTCTTCGACTTGGCCGGATAAGCTTCCGTCGCGATGGACAGGGACTGCCCGTATTCCAGCACGTGGTTGTAAGCAAACTGAAGGCGCGTGGTGAAGGTGTTGCTCGCGTTCATCACTGCGGACGAAAGGGCGAGCGAGCGAGCGTTCAGCGCCTCGATCTCGGCAGCTGTGAACTCGCCAGAGCCACCGCCGCCACCGCCTGACGAGCCCCCTCCAGCCGCGCCGAGCTCGAAGCCCCAGCCATAACGATCGACAACAATGATGCGGCTTTGCCCGTCAGGGCGCGATACCGCGTCACCGAAGCTCGTCCCGTTGTTGCCGGTGCGGAATGGTGAGAAACCATACTGGTCGACAAAGGCGATCTCGCCGTCAGCGGACTGCTTGATCTCCCAGGTACCATTGATCTCGGCGAGATCACTCACCCGGGCGTTGACCGCAATTTGGTTACTCGTCTCCACGAAGCGGAGGGCAGTCGTGCCGAGTACGATGTCGCCCGTCGCGGTGCAGGCGAAAGACTTTCCGCCGTTCCCGTCGCCCTCGTTGACGTAGAACTGCATGCCGCGGATTTCTTCGGCCGTGTCGGCGTCAGAGGCGCGAGGGGCAAGGCCGGAACCCGTGATGACGAGATAGATGCCGTTCTCTGCAGGCTCTGTCTGGCCGATAAGGCCGACCCGGTCACCTGTTGCTACCGTCACCCCATCAATGACATCGCCGTTGCGGAGCGCGCTCGTGAGGGAGACGTTCGTACCACGCACCACGCGAACCGGTGCCTTCTGCTGTGTTGCCGTGGTGGCGAGGGATCGGACGCTGTCGAGCTGATCCTGGATGACACGCCCGGCCCGTCGCACTGCCGGCTTGTCAACATCATCCGGCTTCGACGACGGCCCGTCTGCGAAAGCGGTATCAATGGCGTTGATGATCTCGTCTGCCATGTTGTCTCCATGCGAAATCGCTCCGGCAGCGAGCCAGAGGCGGAAAGAAATCTATGCGTTTCGATCAGGTACCGATGGCTCGATAAGCCACTAGGCGAAGGGGGATGGTCAGCGTCTGGTTGAGACCTACAGCCGGGATGACGTGATAGATCTCGACCTTGCCGCTATCGGGCACGAAGCCTGCCGTCTCGATCATGACACCGCCGACAAGCGCTATGCCGCTCAAGGTGACGGGATCGCGCCGGTGTGCATAGACGCGATCGCCATACCTGGCTTGCGCGATGATCGGGTTGTCCTGCGCCACGAACACCTTCGTCCGTGGCGCGAGGTTGAGGCTCACCAGGCTGGAATAGATGATGGCGACATCAGCAATCCATGCCACCTTCGACGCCTGCGCTTCCTGTTGGACGCTGAGCGCCACTGTCTCAGCCGACTGGATCATGGTGCGCCAGTCGACCTGCGTGTCTCTGCCGGTCATGCAAGCCTCTTGAGCGAGACGTTGTCGACGTTGAAAACGCCAGTTGCGGTGGACAGGAACGAAAGCGTCGTGTTGCCGGTAACCGCCGTCAGGGTGTCTGTGAAGGTGCCGTTTGCCTGACGGAAGGTACCGCTGACTGTGGTACCGCTGACTGTGGTACCGCCAGTGAGCCGAGGCGTGATCGTGCCGCCCGTACGACCGCTGACGGTATAGGTCAGTTCGTAGGTAGCGCCGGCAACAAGGGTGACAGCTTGCGTCAGCTCAGATTGCGTTCCGGAAGCATGAGAGGCCACACCATTAGCGATCGTCCAGCCAACTCCCTTACCCCAGCTCTCATCTGAAGCGTAGGCGCCGTTGGTCACCAACTCGGGGCCGAGCACATCGACATTGAGCGCGGCCGGCGTTGCGCAGATGATGCCCGACCCGTTTCGGGAGTAGAACCAGTAGCGCCAGTGACCATAGCCCGGTCCATTCGGATCCTGGATCGAAATCACCTGGTTCGGCGACACGCGATAGTCGCTGTTGAGCAGGGTCGCCTGCGCAAACGTCTGGCTTCTCGTGCCTCGCTTGAACCCGAGATAAGCGGTGTTGTCGTTCGCGGCCCGAGCGCTGACATTCGCCACCGTTCCATTAACCACAGACTGTAGATCGGTCGGAGCCGCCGGCGCATCGGGATCCGCGAGGGCCGGGATGTTCTCGACGATCGCTCGCTCGGATGCCGTGCCGCCGACTTTCCGCCACTCGACGGACACGTCATAAAGCGCACCGTCGATTAGGCCGATCGCTTCAGCGCTCCGATTATCGTCATCGACAGGCATCGGCCGCCACTTGTTCTGATCAGCCAGCGAGATCTGGGCGTACGCGGTCAGATCATCCCTGCCAGGATAGGCATCCCAAGTCGCCGTGATCACTGGCACCTTGTTATTGCCGGAAACAGCCCGTTGACCACCGACAACGACCAGGTTAGTCGGCGGATCAAGATCGGTATCCTCTGTGCTCGGTGGCACAGGGGGCGGCGTTCCCTCTTCTTCAGATGACAGGTCGTACATGAAGGACGAGCAACTGCGCACCTCCATCATGACGGTCATGCTCTCGTCGTCTTCCTGATAATCCTCAACCTCAAAGGGGGCGAAGTCGATGCCAAGCTCCCTGATCTCCAACAGGATGCGCCGCTCGCCGCGCGCCTGGATGCCGAGGAGGTCCGTGACCACCTTGCCCTGCCAGCGAGCGGAGGCACGGCAGTAGCGAAGCTTCTGCACCCGCCGGCCGTGGTGGTGGTGCTGGATCTCGTAGGCCTCAATCGGGATCGTGCGCGTGCCCTGCGCGCTGATGTCCGCTTCATCCCGCCATGGGTCACAGCTCGAGGCGGAATAGCCCGTCAGCGGGTTGGTGTATTCGAGCGTCACCTCGTTGGCTTCGCGCAGCGGGCCGCTGGAGTCCGACATCTCGTAGCTGACGATGCAGCCGTCCGGGATGCGGACGGTCGGCTCCACCCAGATCCCAGGGTGAATGCCGATCTTGCCGTTCGCCTTGAGATAGATCCGGCTGTCGGTCGCAGTCTCCATACGGTCAATGATGTCGGCCGGCTCGGTGGTCAGATCATAGGAGAGCTGGCCGTGATAGCGCGGCACAGTGCCGCCACCGTTCGTCGGCAGGATCTCGTCGGCAACATCGGCCGCCACCGCGAAGTCGTCCTGGTCGAAGTAGTCACGATCGATGCCAGCACCATCCGGATCCCCAAGATAGTCGAGATAGATCAGGTTGAGATTTGGGGTCCATTGGCGCAGACCAGTGCGCGGATCTCTTGCCGTCCCATCCCGTCGAAGCCCTTTGTACTGCGGGATGCGGTTCGGATAGATCGAGTTGAAGTCTTCGTTGCTGGCACCGCGCGCAATTATGGCGACGGAAATACAGCCATCGCCGCGGTTGGCCTCACTCCAGATCTCCGGGAACACGGCCGCGATGCTCTGGTAATACGTCTCGGTGGACAGGCCGCGGCGCGTCTCGATGCTGATCTTGCCCCGGATCGGCTTTGCCTGGATGGCCCCGTTTGCATCGAGCTCGACAATACGATCATCGATGTAGTGCTCGACGAACTCGGTGGTTGGCCCCTCACCAAGGTAGATAACCATATAGAGGCCACCATTGCGCGAGCGGTAGAACGCAAACCCGCCGCTGGTCATCACCAGGCCGCGATGCTTGCGGCGAGGCAGGACAGACTGACGAAGGGTCGACTTGACGTCCTGCGGCTTCAGGTTCGACGGCTTAGGGCCGAACAGGGCATTCGCAGCAAAGGTGATGCCCAGGCCGATCGCACCGGCGACGAGGTTGCCAGCGAACGTGAGTGCGCCGCCGGCGCCCACAAGCCCAGGGACACCAAGCGCTGCGATGAAACCAACAACTGCTGTCGGCATCAGGTTCTCCAAGCCTTGAGATGGCCGCAGCGGTAGCCGGCAATGCCATGCGATGATTTGACCATCCACCGGCCCGAAGGACCCAGGATGGCGCCGAATTCCAGCCCGTGCGCATTGATCACGCCGATGTCGCCAGGCTGGGGAGTATCCGTCTCTTGAGCGCCGACGCGATTGGCCCTTCGGCCCATGGCAGCCACTAGGCCGCCCTCACGCTTGATCAAGGCGCGGCACTCATCTTCGGTGTGGTAGCTACCCCGCACATCTGCAGCGGGATCGGCCCCATGCTTGAAATGCCACCAGTTGGCGGGCGTCATCATGCAGTCGCTCTGCGACCAGACGTGATCCGATCGAGCGGCTTCGGCCAGAAAGGTTTCGAGCATCAGAAATCCGGGAACGTGATCCGGCGGGTGTCAATGCCCGGCGTGTCGTCGGCGAAGGCATCGCCAGGATGCCGGTTGCGCTGATCCTGCGGGGTCAGGTAGGCGAACTTGGCGCGCTTCTTGGCTGCGAACGGGCTCTCGGCCGAGATCGAGACGGTGCGGATAAAGCCATCATCGCTTGCCTCGCGCGTTGACGTCAGCTTCCGCATCAAGCCAAACGAGACGGCGAACGGCCGATCGAGCAGACCCCATTCCTCGTCGAAGAACTGGTCATACACGACCGCCGCGCGATTGAAGTATTCCGTCGCCTCACCCTTAGCCTTAGCCGCGAAGTCCTCATCAACACCAGATAGGGTGAAGATCAGTTCAGGTGCCTTGCCGCCCATGGTCGAGGCGATTCCGGAAATCTTCCCAAGCCCGCCAACGCCGAGCCATCGCTTGTCGTCCTTCGTTTCCAGCGTGCCGAAGCCGTTCCACAACCCCATGCGCTTACTGACGAAGTCCATCTCCAGCAGCCGAGCCTTCCGAACCGTGCGGCCCGCGAGGTGCGCCTTGATCGTCTCAGGAAAGTCCATTCCAGCTTTCCTGCAGTTCGAGGGACGGTGATGAGAAGCGGCGCATGCGGATGTCGAGATCGCCGCCATCGTCGCTGGCAAGGTTCATCGCCAGCTTAGGGTCAGCAAAATCCACCTCATCGCCTTCCTTGACCGCGACCCGCAGCGGCGGGAGGAACTGGATGGTCGCCGCGCTCCCGCTCACTTCAGGGGTCTTGGTGAGCATGTACATCCGGGGCAACATCACGCCCGCCACCAGCGACCAGATCGTGAAATACATGCCGCGCTCAAGCTTGCCGGCCTCCTGGACGTTGATCCTGAGGCTGGTTGCTCGAACAGCGGCGTCACGTGCCGCCACCACCTTGATTGTTGACTGCCGATAGCCCGACTTGTCGCTAAACAGGGACCCGTCGCTATGAGTGATGCCGCCGATGACAGGAGGGCGACCAGCGACACGCGGTGCCTGCCGGCAGTCGAAGGCACCAATGACGAGGTCATTAAGACCGCCCTGCAGATCCGCAATCAAACCGCGCCATTCCCGGATTTGTTCAGGCGTTCGGACGATGAAGTTGGACAGGGTTGCCACCCAGAACCCGGCATCCGTACCGACCACTTGCGACTTGCCCGAGAACGTCATCGGGCCGCGGGTGTTCATCGGCTTCAGCCGGAACATCACCGACTGAGGGACGAGTGCGCTTGACCAGTAAGAGACCATTACTACCGCCAGGAATTCTGTTGCGCGTAAGCGAGATCAGCGTTGTTTTTCTTGATGCGGCGGTCGATCTCGTCGACGGTTGCGGCATCTCGAACATCACCCTGCACGATCACGTCGCCGCCGCGGATACTGACCGGCTGTCGCTGCACCTTCATCCCTTTCATGGTCGGAAGTCTCGGTGCGCTGGCAGGTGTACCCTGCGCAAGATGGGGAACACGATTGGCGTTGATGGCGTCGAGGAGCGGGCCGTGCTTCTTCACCATCGCCGCCCTGGTGACATGCTCGCCGTCAGACAGCATGGCCGGGATCTTGTCGCCCGTTGGGCCACCAGGACCACGGACGCGGCCACCACCAGCCAGCTTGATTCCGCTGAAGAACGAGCTGACGGCCGAGCCGATCGGGCTCTTGGCCGAGAAAAGGCCATCGAGCGCAAAGTCCAGCAGCTTGTCACCGATGCGCTGGAGCGCGTTGCCCAGCGCCTCAGTAGCCGACGTGCCATTCCGGATGTCTGAGATGAAGCCGGAAACCGCATCCTTCGCGGTGCTCCGGAAGTCATCGGCAGCCTGCTTGATATTGTCCTGTCGCTCAGACAGTTGTTCGGCCGCCACGCTCGCGTTGGCGTAGCCGGTCGCCAGCTGGTCGATGTTTGCCTTTAGCGCAGGGGTGATCGCGATGCCGGCTTTCTGCGCAGCTGTCAGCAGGTCGCTCTCTGCCCGCGCCTTCTCCAGCGCGAAGCCGTAGTCGTTGACGAGTGGGTTAACCCCCTCCATCGCGGCCGTTTCGTTCTGCAGCGCAATCGTGCGCTCCTTGATCTGCTCGATCTCGCGCTGATACTCGTCTGCCGAGCCACCACCGCCGCCGCCGCCTCGCTTCTTGCCTCTGCCGCCACCACCGCCGCCGCTTTTCTTCGGGGTCGCAGGGACGGCATACTTGGGATCCTTGATAGAAATCGTTGATGGGGTTGGTGGAGCTGGGAGACGAGTGGCTTTCGGCGTAGTGGCCGGCGCTCCAGTTCCATCGCCCAAGACGCTTTTCCGGATCGCATCCGCGGTCAGATCGCCTGCCTTCTGGATCTCGCCTTCGAAAGCTTGGTTGATGCGGTCGGTGATACCTGCCGTCGAGGTTACAGTGAGGCCGCCGCCGAACAGGCTTTTCTTCGCACCATCGCCAGGGAGCATGTTGACGATATCGCGACCAATTCCTTCATAGCCGGAGAGCCGGCCGTAAGCTTGCGCAAGACTGTTCGCTGCACCGATGGCGGTGTTCATCGCCCCAACAACACCCTGGATCTGGCCGATCAGGGTGTCAAAATTGATGCTGTTGACGAAGGCTGCGACCTGGTCGATCGCATTGCCGAACGTCTCGCCGGCGGCTGCTGATGAATTGAATTCGCGCGCAGCGTTGATCAACGCCGTGTTTAGATTGGTCAGCCGTTGGTCGATCGTCAGGACAGCGCCCGCGACCTTCTGCTCAAGGATGGGTGCGCCCGCTTGGAAGCCGTCGAAGAATGCTTTGGACGACAGTTCCCCGTTTAGCATGATCTGGCGCAGCTTGGCGACAGAGCCGCCGGCCTCACCGATGCCTGCAGCAACTGCCTGCAGGATCGTGGGGGCATTCTCGAGAACCTGATTAAAATCCTCGGCGTTGATCTTGCCATTGCCGAGCGCCTGAGTGAGGCCCAGGATAGCGCCCGACGCCTGCTGCGCGTCAATGCTGCCCACACGAAAAGCTAAGGCGACATTGCTGGTCAGCAGCTCGATCTGCTGCGAAGAAACCCCTAGCTCATTTTGAATGAGGGAGAGCCGGCTATAGAGGCCGATAAGGGTTTCGATAGGTGCGGCGTTCTTCGTGGCGATGGCGAACAGCGACTGGTAGACCCGTTCTAGCTCAGCGCCAGAAAGCCCAGCGACCTTTAGCGAATTGTCGATGCGCGTTGCAGAGTCGCTCAGGTTCTTGAAGCCCTGAGCGCCGCCTACCAGAGCAAATGCCTTCACAAGCCCACCCGCAGTCGACGCCGCTCCTGCCTGGATCGTCTTGTTCATCTTCGAGAAACGCGTCTCGATTGCTCGCGCCTGCCGATTTGCTACCCCGCTTGCGCGGTTCAGGGCGTTCTCATACTTCTTGATGTCAGCGGAGAGCTGAACAACAAGGCGCTCCAAATCCTGTGCAGCCACGGTGAGGTCCTATGAGAAGAGCATTGTTGATAGCAGCGGTCTTAGCGGCGCATGGCGCATACGCTGCCGACGTGGAGGTGCAGATCGAGAATTTCGAAAGGACTTCGACTGGCGCTGCTGAGGTCGTGGTGAAGTTTGAGAACCGGACGAACCGAGCTGTTCAGTTCGCCGCGGCGAGTTGTGGCTTGCTGGATCAAGCAGGCAGGGCGCTAACCACAGTCGATATCATCGCCCAGAATATCAGCCCCGGTTCGAGAGCTTTTGGGAAGTCGTTTGGCCCCAATGACGCGCGAGTTGCGAAGGCCGAGTGCCGGCTTAGGGACTTCGATTACGCACCCTGAAGCCTTAAGCCGCTTCTTTCCCCTGCATCCACTGCCAGACGTCGTCGACTTCGCTCGATGAAAGTTTCCCATCATCTGCCGAGTTTGCTTTGACATAGCCTTCGACCGCTGCCTGGTATTGCCACATCGACATGAGGCGAACCTGCTGCGGGCTGAAGCCTATTGCGGCTCCTGTTCCGTAGATGGCGCCAAATCGGAGTTTGCCGTTGGAGAGGTTGTCGATCGCTTCCCTCTCTTCCGCTTTGGCGCTTCCGGCTCCCCCAGCTTTTCATCCGGCGCCCCCAGAAGCGCAGCCGAAAGAACGGCTATGGCATGGTGGATGCTCTCCATCGGGGGCCGCTGCTCGACATAGAAGCGGACCTTCTTGATTGCCTGGTCGGGAGCCATGCCGCCACCGATAAGCCCCATGCGAATGACATTAGAAATGTCCTGCACCCGCCACGTGCCGTTGTGCAGACGCTGCAGGACCACGTAGGGCCCTGCATCCGTCTTTTCCTGTAGCTCCTCCAGCTCGCCCCAGCCTAGGCGGAACTTGAAGTCGCCATCGCCCCAGGTGAGCGTGATCGTGGCGTCCCGGCTCATGCCGCGAGCGTGTCCGTTCGGGCGAGTTCGCCGTCAGACTGCAGTGTCACCGAGATGGTCACGCGGCCACCTTGTTCGGCGCCAAGCTCTAGCGATTCGAGGTGCATGTTGCCGGTCCAGGTGATGATCCCGCTGGAGAACTCGATCTCGATCTTGACCGGGATGGAGTCGCTGGACTCGTAAGCGTCGACCCAGGTCGCGACGGAGGAAGCGGCAAGGACGCCTTCGCCGCTGACGGTCGCGCTGATGCTCTCGACATCGCGTCCCAGAACGATCGGTTTATCTGGGTCAAGGCAGTCCGGAAGAGATACGTCCGACAGTGACTTGTTCAGCGCAAGCGACTTGGACGTGAAGCCGCAGGGAGCGGTGTAGACGATAGGCGTTGCGGAATTGCCGAGCAGGACCCGGAACTTGCCGAAGCGCGCGGTGACGGGAGGCGCCATAGTGTTTCTCCTTCATGGCGTTGATAGGCGGCAAGCCGCTGGGTGATCGTGTGGATTATCCGCCGGCCGCGACTTCTTTGGCGGCCTTGTTGATCGCTCGCGATATCCGGCTGCGCACTCGGCGCCGGTTGGCTCGAAAGCTGACGTAGAAGAACGGGCTTGCCGGTATGGCCGGGATGGTAGCGCCTGCGAACTTGCCGCCGGCTGTGTGTCCGGATGTTCCGAACTCGACCCAACGGGCATAGAAGGCTTCCGAATTACCGGCGTAGATGGTGATGGTCAGATCGCCGCCGACTGACTGCACCTTGCCGATGGTCATGGCACCCTTCGGCGCTCGGCCGTAAGTCCAGCCGATGGAGTCGTGAAGCGCCATGCTGCTGCCGATCGGCACCAGGTTCTGCATCATGCCGACAATCTCGTCAGCCCCTTTCTCCATAGCCTCGCGGATGCGCTGCTTCACCTTTGCAGGCAGGCGATGCAACTTCTTCTGAAGCTGTTTCAGCCGGAGAACCTTGGCGGTCACGCCTCTTCGGCCTCTTCGATGACGGCCAGAATCTGAACAAGGCCGTGCTGCTGGTTGGGATCCGGATCATCCGTTACTCGCCACAGGCGAACCTGGATGGCGGCAATGGCACCCTCGGCGAACGGAAGTTCTGCCTCATGCAGCGATTTGCGCACCTGGGCTATCACGTCGTCGACAACCCAGCGGTTCGGCTCGCGTGACCAGATATCGATCTGAGCGGTGATCTCCTGGCCGAGAATGCAGTCGGCATCATCAGGCGAACCGCTGAATGGCCCGCGGCTAATGTAGGTTTGCTTCTCGCCCCATGGCTCTTTTGGTGCCTTGTCATGGACACCGTCGACAAGCGCCATAAGCGCCGCGTTCCCCTTCAACGCCGAAAGGATCGATCGCCACAGCTCCTTGCCGGCACTCATGCTGCGCTCCCGGTCTGAACCTCGACATAGACCCAGTTTCGGTCAGTGACGGCGTCGGCGATCTTCACAGCGTATCTTTCGCCGGTTCTCTTGTCGGTCATTTGCCAGTCGTTCTCGATCTGCCGCGATTGCGGCGTTGAACGAAGGTAGACGCCCAGCACATTCCGGCCTTCCAGCCGCGCGGCCACAACGGCCTCGTTGCCACCGCGCGACCGAAACGCTGCCCAGAGCGAGAACTGATCCACGAAGCGGCCTTCGGTATTTCCGAGCCCGTCGTCGATCTGAACGCGCTTGGCAAAAGTAACACGGCGGTCGAGCTGCTGCGCGGTCGGAGGGTTACTCAGCGCCATCAGTGGTGGCTTTCGGGGCAGGGCGAATGTGCTCTTTCACTTCCTCAGCCTTGCCGGCCGCGATGGCAGCTTCGCCGCACTCCCGCTTCACCGTATCTTCCATCCCAGCTTTGTACCCGATGGTCTGCTGCATGGTCGGCTTGTAGTCGAAATCCTGGGTGAACTTCACGCGCATGGCGGTCTCCTTTTCAAGCTATGACAGGGGAGCGGAGGCGATACAGGAGCGCCACCACAGGATTCTTCGGGTCGCCGGTACCGAGACCAGAGAGCAGGCCGCCGGTGTTCGCCTCGTCGAGGAGGCTCTGCACCACGAGCATGATTGCAGCCGAGACGCGACCTGGCACGTTCTCGGCCGTCCAGCCGTGGTCAGGCTTCTTCAGGAAGTCGAGGACGGCGTCTTCCGCCTGTTTGATCTTGAGCTCGATGTCCGGCACGCGCTCGTCACCGTCGACCAGGTCGAGGCGCAGCGCGAGGTTGACTTGCTGGAGCGTGACGAGGGCCATGTCATTCCCCTTTGGTGGGCACGCCGACGCGCACCGGCTGATGAGGCTTGGCTTCCTTCACGGTGGCATCCTTGCCGTCCCGGCCGCGCTTCACCGACAGGCGCCACTCATCACCCGCATCCGGCTTAGCGCCGGTGTCCTTCTGGGCGATCCACACGCTGCCCGCCCAGGTGACGGCATCACCAGCCTTGTACTCTGTACCGTCCTTGAACACGCCGCGATCGATGACCACCGGCATGACGATCGGGAACTCCTTGACGATCTCGCCCCGGGTGAACTTCAGCGTGACGGTCTTCTCGCCGTCATAGGCGACATCGAGGTCGTCGAAGCCGACGGCATCGGCGCCGGGCTCGCCATCTTTGCCGACGACTGGGCCAAGCTTGACGGCCTCGCCATTGGAGAGGGTAACCACCAACTCACCCGATCGATCGATGAAGGCTCCAGCGAGGCCAACGCCTTTTTCTGGCGCTGGAAGAGCCGCGACAGCTGCATCAACGGCTTCCTCGACCATCGCGGCGATGTCAGGCAGTTCAGGAGCCTGAGGAAGTTCTGGAATCTGTATGGCACCGATAGCGGCTTTCAGTGCTTCAAGGTCTGCGGACAGGTCGACAGGTGCCGGCAAGCTGTCGATCCGCTTCTCAAGGTCTGCAATGCGAGTTGAGAGCGGCGCCAACTCCTTTTCAAGGAATCCCTTCACGACGCCGACGATCTCGATGCCGAAGGCTTTGCCATCGAATGTCATCAGCGCAGTCCTTTGTAGATTTCGATGAGCGCTGCTCGGGCCTCTGCCTCAGCCGCGGTATCATTCGCCGGTTCTTCGGGTGTGGCAGGTTCGGTCGGCGGCGCCGCAGCCTTGCCGAAGGGGTCTTCCTTCGCGTCACGCTTGGACAGCGCCTCAAGGCTGAAGTTCTGCTGCTGGAGCATCGGACTATTCCCGCCCGCGACGGCCTTGAGGCCGAGCCGCTGGCGCTGCTCGTTCGGCGTCATGATGCCCTTCGACTTGTCGAGGACGTCCATCTGCGTGACGCTGTCCATGCGCAGGAGATTGTCGGTGTCGAACTCGGTGCCGACGGCTTCCTTCATGTCCAGCCCCTCGTCAAGGCAAAGCTCCATTGCCTCGATCAGCACCTGAAGGCACTGCGAATAGTATTCGACGTTTAGGGCTTGGACGTTGTTGTTCGTCGGCATCTGACCGACGCCGATCTTGTACGGCGGGACGTGGTAGACCGAGCAAATGATCTCGGCGCTCCATTTCAGCTGCTCGATCATCTGCGAGTCCGTGGCTTTCGCCTTCATCGGCTCGTATTTCAGGTTGTCGCCGAGCACTGCTACCTTGCCGGAATTGTCACCGGCGAAGTTGGTGTCCCAGTATTCCTTGATCCTAGCAGCCGTCTCGTCCTCGATGGCGCCTGGCGCTGTCAGCACGCCACCAGGGCGAGCTCCGTTGCGGAAGAACAGCGCGCTGTCGTTCTGGATGGCTATGCCCTGCATGGCCGCGAGGCCGCCAGCGAAGATCGGCGAGAGGCCGACCAGCGGGTGAAACAGGGTGTTGTACCGGTCGTGGATGATCTCGCTGGCTGGCACCATCACCGCGCTCTGCAGGCCAGTCAGATTGTCAGCCGAGAGCTGATAGTAGACGTCGCCGGTGTCGACGATCATCGGAGTGACGAGGTTCGGATCCAGCACATAGAGCTTGTTCACGACGCCGCGGCCGTCACGGCCCTTCAAGACGTAGGTGTTGCCGTGCTGGAGCTTGGAGAGAACCCAGGTCTCGATGAACTGCATCCGGGTCTGGTAGTGGTTCGGCTTTCGCAGCACCGGCGAGTAGGCCGTGTTGGTCGTCTCCGTCCATACGCCTTCAGCGTCCCGCTCGACGAGCTTGATTCGGAGCTTCGAGATGTCCGATGCGATCAGCGTGCGGCAAGCGAAGTCAGCATGGTTTGACAGCACCAGGTCGCGCTTGATCTCGATGTTGCGCTGCCAGTGACCAGCCGCGCCTTCCAGGATGCGGAACCAGCCGCTACGGCCCTGCATGACGGGTGAGGCGGCCTTCTGCTGAGAAGACGCGCGGGAGATGTTGAGGCCCATGAAGCGCATCAGGTCTTTGCCTTTGCCTCAGCAATCTTCGCCTTGAGGGTTTCGATGTCCCAGCCGTTGAAAGCGCGCTTGCCGACAACATCGAAGTATTCAGCGCGAACGGTGGTGATGTCTTCGACCGGCGCCGGCGGCGCAGCAGTCATGTCGCCGCGCTCGTAGCCCAGCTTGCCGAGGACATTGGCGAAGCGGGGATCATGCGCGCGCATTGCGCGGGTCATGTAGGACTGCGACTTCATGGCGATCTCCTGTGGTGGTGCCGGCCGCGACTGTTCGCGACCGGCTGACTTCTAGGCTGTTAGCCGCCAGCTGCAGCCGGGGTGCCCCAGGCAACGCCGGTGAGGTAGGCGACGGCGCTGGCGCGACGGCGGGCCCAGTTGACGGTGCGCTCGGCACGGAAACCGACGCTGTTGGTCTGCCAGAGCGAGACCAGTTCAGCGGCTGTCGGGGTGATGCTGTCGCCGGTCGGGGCCGTGTCCATCTCCAGGGAGGCTTCGGTGGACATATCGACATCGATGTCGCCTTCGTCGGCGAGGTAGATATCGGAGGCGTTCACCAGAGCCACGACGCCGGCCGGAACGTATTCCGACACGATTACCGGCAGTCCGGACAGGGTGCCGCCGTTCATGGTGATGCCCCCGAACTCAGCCTGGCCGAGCGGGTTGGTCATCAGCGACAGTGCCAGAGCCGTGGTCGCCTCCATAAGGAAGGCGCCAGAGGTCGGCGCGTTGTTGGCGGCGATGAAGGCGCCGAACAGGGCACGCAGGTCGGCGCGAACGTCGTCTGCCGTGTTGCCGCTGGAGGCGATGCCTGCCACACCATTGAGGATGGACGCAGGCGACACGCCTTCCACCGCAGCCTTGGCCGGGTCGATGAAGTCCACGTCGAGGCGCGCACGCAGCGCAGCAGCCAGCTGGTCGCGGACAATGGCTTCAGCCGACGGGCTGGAGTCGCGCAGCACTTCCATGGTGACCACGGCGATGTTGGCGACCTTCAGCGGGTTCAAGGTGGTGCGGCTGAAGTCGAACTTGGTCAGCGGCTTTGCCTTGCCTTCACCTACCCAGTAGCCGGCACCGCCAGAAGTCTGGCCAATCAGCGGCACACGGAACGGGACGCGGCGTAGAGCAGGAACCCCGTTGGCTCCGAAGCGTCCAAGAATCGTCTGCGGTCGCAGGAACTCGACGAAGTCCGCGAAGATGCTGGACTCGTCACCGACAAGGTTTCCGGCCCAGTTCGCATTGCCGGTATTGCCGGCGGACACGGCCGCCTTGACGACGGCGGCGATGGTCGGGTCGTTTGCGTAGCGCTCCTCGGCAATCGCGATCGGGTCGCGGTGCGTCTTGTGAGCGAGGCCGATGCACTTGGCGAAGCGCGCGAACCGGATGCCCTTTTCAGGCGCTGGAGCCTTGATGATGACGTTCGAACGAGCGTTCGCGCCGTCGGCACCGGACTTGATCGAGTTTTGATCGACCGGCTTCGCGCCGCCCGTCATCTGCGCCTTCTGCAGGTCACGGAAGCGCTTGAGGTCGCCGTCGATGGCGGCAACTTCGGCCTGGAGGGTGTCGAATTCCTCCTGTTCGGCCTGATCGGTCGAGCGGCCTTCGTCCATGGACTTCTGGAGCACTGCCTCCATGCGAGCGGCCTTTGCCAGGCGGGATGCTTCAAGCGCCGCGATCTGTTCAGCGATGGTCATAGCTGAAACTTCCTTTTCTTTGAGGTTGACTGAGTGGGTCTTCTTTCCCGCAGCGCCGGGAGGGGCAGGGCGATCATCCGCCTTCGGCTCTTTGCCAGTCGCGGCAAGCAGAGGGCGGTCGATCGACTTGATGGTGGAGATCATCGCGTCGGCATTGGCCGGCACGCTGACGAGAGAGAGCTCGAGAACCTCGGACTTGATGAAGCGGATGCCACCGCCGTCGAGCCATGCGTGTTCGATCGAGCGAAAGCCGATGGAGACAGCGCGAACCAGCCCAACCTTCAGTTCGCCCCAGGCTGTCTCGATACGGTCGCGCAGCGGGCCCGACTCCTCGATCTTCGGGAGCTTGGCCTCGAAGGTGATGCCGTCTTTGGTGGGTGCGTCGAAGGTCACGGTGCCGACAGGCTTGTCGTGATCGTGTTGATGCAGGAGTGGCATGGGGTTCTTGAACTGGACGCCCAAGGGTTCGACGATGTCGCCGACGCGATCCGGGTTCGGCGTGGTCGCTATGCCGCGGATCACGCGCTGATCTTCCTCGACCGCTTTCACGGTCAGGACCGAATACATCCTGTTCATGTGGTGGTTCCTTCTTAGCCTAGGACCAGCATCTGGTACTGAGGCTTGCGCTTAGGCTCCGGGTTCCGGCTCATCACCGTAACCGCGTTGAAAAGGGCCATGACGGGGTCGATCTTCGCATCACCCGCGTTCTGCTTCGTTGCCCGGATCGCTGTAGCCGTCGGCTCGATCTTGAGGTTACCGACGCACCACTGCATGAGCGCGGTGCCAGAGTGTTTCAGCGTTCCGTTTGCCAGCTTCCGCTCAGCTGTCTTGATCGCGTTCATCAGCTGGTAGCCCTGAGGCACGCCGACAAGCAGATCGTCTTCCTGCGTCACGCCGATCTCGTCGAGTGCTTCCACCATCTCGCCGAGCCCGGCTGGGTCTACCGCCACGCAGGCGAGAAGTCCGGCAACCTTGATCCTGGCAATGATGGAGATGATCGCCGAGATGTCTTCGAGCTCGTCATCGACGATTGTCAGCTCGCCCGCGTCCGAAAGGTCTTGGAGCTTGCTGGAAATCGACTTGCGCCGCTGCAGGACGCCCTTGTGGCACCATGCATGCACCCAGCAGAGCCATTCCCGCGTCTTCTTGTGACGCCCGACGACAGCGAGGCCGAAAAGGTCATCTAAGCCGCCGCCGTCCAGCCCTGGCACGATCACGTCGCAGTTCTCGATGAGGTAGTCGACCGTGATCTCTTTTCGCGCTCGACCATCCCACAGATCGGCGCCTGGCCACCTGTTGGCACGAAGGTTCAGGCCGATCTCGACATTCAGATGCTTGGCGAGGAACGTCTGGATCGTATCGCCTTCCTCGTCCTGTCCGCTGAGGACGAGCGCCAGTTTGCGCTCCAGCCATTCTTTGCGAACCGACTTCCCGATGTTCGGGTTCGTGACGTAGAAGTTCTCAGGCTTCAGGTAGGCCTTCGACTTGATCATCTCCTCCGGGAACTCGTAGAGCACCGGCAGGCTGCGCGGGTCGTCGATTTCACCGTCGCGGACGGATCGGAAATAGTCCAACTTCTCCTTGAAGACGCCGGCCGGCTGCCCGTCCGATTGCGTCGAGATGTAGATCACGAAGCCTTCCGGCCTCGATATCAGGCCACCCGTCGCCTCCTGCAGCATTGCACTGGCGCTGGCCTTCTTGCCGAAGAGCCAAAGCTCCTCGACCAGGACGAAAGCTGCCTTCTTGCCCGCTGAGGTCGAGGCATCCGCCGACACCACCTTCAGCACCGCGTTGGTGGTCCGGTGGGTGATTGTCTTCAGATTGTCCTGCACATGCAGGAGGTCCTGCAGTTCCTGGTCAGCCCGCACCATGTCAGCGGCCGGCTTGAACGAGTTGTCGGCTACTTCCCGCGTCGGCGCCAAGATCAGCAGTTCCGCCGAATAACGCCAGTTGCGGATCAGCGCCGTCAGCATGATCCCGGCGACGATCGTGCTCTTGCCGTTCTTCTTGCTGATGAGCAGGAAGAACTCTTCGATAAGACGCGTGGCATTGTCGGCATCATAGGCACCGAACACTGCCTGCACGAAGTCGAAGACGAAGTCCTCGCAGACCTCACCAAAGGTCGGATGGCGGTAGGTCTCCGTTGCCTTGTCGTAGACTTGAGCGAGATCGACCACCTGGAGCGACTTGAACACCTCAAGCGCGGCCTCTGCCTCATCCGGGAAGAGCGGAGGGAGCGGGATCAGCGACTTGCCGGCGACGATCCTCTCGCGCCAGTCTTTGCACGCCGTAGACCATTGCATCAGCGATTATCCACCACCAGCTTCGGCGGGCTCGGCGGCGCGAACTTGCCGCCTACAGCCTTCGCCGCGATCTTCTGCTCTTCCTTCTTGCCCAGCTTCTGCAGCTTGGCCGGCGCTCGCTTCTCCTGTGCCTGCGCGGCTCCGACCTGCTCAATCATTTTGTTCTGGGCCGCTACGTTGCCGCCCATCGCTGATCGATAGCGGGCCATCAGCAGGTCAGCGCGCACCTTAGCCGTGGCTCGATCGAGCTCTGAAGAAAAATGCTTGCGCAGCGTCGGCTCCGAAAAGCCGATGGCCTCCGCAATCCCTTCGTTCGACATGCCGCCAGCCTTGAGAACTCGGACCTTTTCACGCTCCTCATCCGTCGGCGCGTACTCATGACGCCCGCTATTTTTGTTTCCGGCCATGGGTCCAAATCGCAGTGCGAGAAAAAAATTATGTCAGTGTGGGGGACGCGGGTACGGCAGCAGAGGCGGTTTCCAAGGTTACCTGCCCCCCCCTTGGCTGACAGACAGGGCCATGCGATGACTGCCGGCGCAAACCGAGGGTATGCGGATGAGAGACTGGCTAGTGCAGCTTACGAACGTCGACGGCGATCCGGTACACGTCGTGAAGTCTCATATCACCCACATCGAAAGGCACGGCGTTGACAAGACCGCTGTTCACCTGACGAGCGGCACAGTGATTGTCGTGAAGAGCACCATCACCAAGACGTTGATAACCATCTGGCCGGTCGACGACGAATAGCCTCAGCCTTCCCTTGCTGCCCTGCGCTCCTCAGCCTGGATGAGGCTGTCGTGGATGCGCTTGGTTACGGTCTCGATGTTGTTGATGTCCCAGAAGAGAACCGGGTCTCCGTGGTGCGGGACCTTGTGGTTGGCCACTGGGCTGTTCGGGTCATTGCCGGTGCCGGCGCATATCTCGCCTGAGCGCTGGCAGGTGTAGAGGTCGCGCTCGAATGCCTGCCGTCTGAGGCGTGCCCATCTGGTGGTGTTGTACCAAGCGCGCCATGGCTGCATTCGGTAGCGGTGCTGCTCTCTGGCCTTCTCGCCTTGGGCTCTACCTAGCAGCGGCTTCAGGGTTCCCACGAGTGGCTTGATGGTCTTGAGCTTGGCCATTGACGCCGATCTGGAGCCGTGCGTTCTTGAACACCGGCATGATTAACCTGGGGGATGGGATGGCTGGCTTTGTTTATCAGCGAGTAGCTGACGCGGATGACATCGAGGATGCGATCGTTGTGAGGATCTGGCAGTTGGACGGGCGACTGGTTGGGGAGGCCGATGCGCCCACGTTAGAGCAGGCCTCAACCCAGCAGGTCATCGTTACTCCGCTTGGCAATCCTGTTCCTGTTCGACAAGCGCTGGCGAATGCTCAGGGCATGCTCCAGTGGATGCCATTCAACACGATCTGCGTTCAGATTGAAGACGAACAGCTATGGCAAGCCGAATGGGGCAAGTTACTCCCGATCAAGCCATCGCCTTTGACATCGAAACCCTTCATCGGCTGATCACCCTTCCTCACGCTGGGCGGTGGAAGCCCAACATTTACCATCTTTAGTAATCGGTCGTTCACTTACCCGCAGGCGCGCTATAACCCGTCAGAAGACGGCAGGAGGAGTTGCTTGTGAGCTTCGTCCTAGAGAAGCACCAACAGGATCTGATTAGCGCGGTTGAAACCTACCAGGCCGCGATGGCTGAAATCGAAGGCCACATCCGTTTGAGAGCGATGGCGAACGACGTCAGCGACGGTGAGTTGAACCTACTCCGGCGGCTGAAGGACGAGAAGGCTCAGATGCTCTACCGCTACGAGAACCTACGAGAGGCCTTCAAAGCGATCCTCTCGCATAGTTCCGTCGCCGCAGAGTGAGGCTCCTACCTAATGACCGCTGTGGATCGCACTGCTCGCGACTTTGCACCTCGCCGAATTCTTTCGGCCGTCTTTTGCTGCTGTCTTGGCCAAGGAGGAAAGCATGGCGTTCATTCAAGCAACGACGTCAACCGGGGCTGCCATCAACATCAGCGCCGAGCACGTCGTCAGCGTTCGATCTGAAGGAAACGGCTCGGTTATTGGGATTGCGGTTGCCACCGACAGCAATGGTCTCTTCACCTACCGGGTGAAAGAACCGGCGGATGATATCGTCGGTCGCGTGGAAACTGCTTTAGCTTATAGACGGAACGGGTAGCCTTTCCTCACGCTGGGCGGTCGTCGTGAGAGTCCTGCCTTCATTCCACCGCCGTCAATCCCTAAGGTGTGGCATGATTGACCTTGGGAGGACCGCATGATTTCTGACCCACATGAAGCTTTGATGCGTTGGGGCAACAAGGAAACGACTGTAGTTCTGTGGCGCCACGACTGGACAAGTGATGCGTTCACCTTTGACACTTTGCGTGAGGCAGTCCAATTCGCGAGAGCTGACACAACCGGCCCAATGGAAATTCAGCTTCAAGTCCACCTGGATAGTGCCGACTATTCTCTGAAGGGCGAACATCTAGCGGCACTGAGTAAGCTGGTGGTCTAGATCAATGACCGTCGCCATGATCGGCGGCCATGCCGTCGTGGGCAAATGGCCGAAATTCGGTTAGGGTGATTTTCCCGAACAGCCATTAGGGTCGGAGTACCAGCCATGGGAAACCGGAACATCATAATCGCAGGCTTAGCAGTCGCCATCGTTGTCATAGCGGCGTTCATGGTGATGCGGCACCCGGAAGTGGCTGCAAGTACAGCTCCCAGACCACCAGCAAACGGAACCACCGCTCCCTCATCACCAGCTACTCCAGCGCCCACGAACTAACAGGTCAGCGGCCGTTAATTCACGAAGCGGCTTGTCATCGATAGTCACCGCACCCGGGCTTGCCGGGGTTCGATTACTCTGACCGAAGCGAGAGCAGGGTCGACGTGCGGCTTAGCGTCCGAAGCGCGCCAGTGTGTGACGCATTTCTCGGACGATACCGTTGTTGACGTGATATCTGGCTGAGTTTCGGACACCTGTAAATCCGGGTGAACAAGCCGAAGTTGCCCATTTTGGTTGAGATTGGCAGCAATCCGTTGGCAGATCATTGTTATTGAGCGCCGCAGCGTTCTTTCGTTCAGCTCATTTTCTTCGGCAAAAGCCGAGATCTTCATGCCCTTACGCACCTTCACCCATGACCAGGCGTAGAGCAGCTTGCGATCAGCCTCGCCTGGTAGGGCGTTGATCCAGCCAAAGACCTGCTCCATTCGCCCCAGAGCAGCCGCTGAAGCGCTTTCGCGGTATCGCGCAGCGTGAGCCCCGTAAACCTCTTGAAAGCTCCTGACGGGCTCGGGCATGGCCGTTCCGAACATCTTCGGGCCCTTTGCGGCTGGCAGCTTCCGCAGCGTGTCAGCCATCTCCAGTATGCGCTCCTCAACGAGCTTCGCTGTCCAGTCCTGAAACTTCATGCTGCTTCTCCTGCCATATCCACCAGATCGGCCTCCAAAGGCCGGAATTTGACCGACAGCAGCACGAGCAAGACGTCGCTCATCGGTACGCCGCAATTCATCGTCTTGGCCTGCCGACGCAGACGGGCCAGGTCGAGGTTGTTGAACTCGTCAACCAGTGTCGGCCGGCGAACGAGATCGGGATGCTTTGCCAGAAGCCGAGAGACGGCCTTCATCATGTCGGCATACAGCTCGCGCGCATTGCGGCGGTTGCCGGTCATCAACATGAAGACGAGACGCAGATGCGCCTCGCCATGTCTTGCGCCGATCTCGCGCACCGTTGGCTTGCAGAAGCAGTCCGCGGGCCGCCGGCTGGCTGGGGAATGCTCGCTCGCCTCGTGAAGCCGAACGCCGCACTCCCGCGCCACGCGGTAGATGTTGACCCTATACCTCAAGCCTCACCTCGTGCCTTGGCCGCGAGATATTCGGCAGGGTCGATCCGCTTCACCGGTGAGGCGGCGCCGAATGTGCCAAGCTTCTGGTCTCGGTACGCGCGCTGGCCTGCCGGATCGAACTTAACGGCGGCGACACTTCTGACCCAGCCTGGAGCCTTTGCAGCGTTCTTCCTCATCTGGTCGTCCGCGTAAGGCGTTGGCTCGCTTTCGCTTTTCCGCTTATGGTAACCCACGGTTACCTTTTGGCTTTTCGGCTTATGGGGGGATTTCGTCACCTTTTCTGGCTTGCCCCACAGCACCTTCTTCTTCTTAGACCGACGCTTCGGTGGCGCGTCGGCACCACCCTGGTCAAGGCGATCGAGAGCGCGCCATGCAGCGGCGTTCGTGTCGAACGGACCTTCGACGACCTTTCCCTTCGGGTCGGTGATCTCATACTGGCCGTCGTCGTTGCGCGTGACATTGAGGATCTGGGTCATCGTATGGCCCTCCGGATGCGGCGCAGGCGCCAGCAAAGCTTGATGATGTCGAGGAGGATCATTTCGGCGATCCTCTTTCGATCAGCTTGTAAGCAGTACCGAGCCGATCAGCGTGATCACCTGGCGCAAGAGATGCTGCATACCGGACGCAATCGAGGCAGCGTTCGCGTTCAGTCCGAGTGGCATCATCCACTAGCTGCTTCCGAGTTCGGAATGAGAGTAGGTTCATGCGGTCCTCCCAAAGATGTGAGGCAAAGCGCGGTGGATCTCCTTCACGGCCTTGGCTTCCTCACGGGCAGCGAACTTCTGGATCCGGCGATACATCTCCGTCTCGATGCGGTCGCTCGCCCGTTCCCCGATTGCGAAGAAGCGGTCGCGCAAGGCGATCATCTGCTCCTTGGTGCCGGCCGCGATGACGTACATGCGGTACTGCCGCTTGCTCATGTATGGCCGCTCGTGGGTGATGATCTCGCCGACGGTGTAGGTCTTGGGCATGACCTGGGCGACCTCGTAGACGTGGAGCACTTCGGTCTTGCGATGGCTGTCCCAGCCTCCGCCTCGTTGGGCAAAGGTCTCAAGATGTTCGGCCATAGGGCGCAAGTGTGGGCCGTATGGCTCGTTAAATGCCAAGACCCACTGGCCGGACTCTATGTCGACGAAGCTGGTCATGCTGCATCTCCTGCCTTGGTGAACCTGTAGATTGGCGGGTCATTGGGCCCGCGACCACCGGGGTGGATGCACTCGATTAGGCCGCGATCAAGCAACGTGTCCCGAGCCGCCCGAAAGGTGTTGATCGCCCAGCCAAGAGCGGACGCGTAAGACTTCGTCAGATGGAAATCACGCCCCCAGTGATGCCGCTGGAGGAGCGAGAAGAGCGCATAAGCACGAGGGTCCGCTGCCGCCAACTGATCAACAATGGAGTGCCCGACGACCACACGGTGGCCGTGCCCGAACCAGTTCTTTCCCTCGACCTCGTAGCTCCACGCTGACGCGACGATTTTCAGAACTTCATCGGCAGGCAGCGGCTGGTAGTATTGCCGGTTGTTGTCCATCGCCTTCACCATCAACTCCTCAATGTTTCGGCACCCGCGCACCATCTTCATGCATTCACGCCAGAGCTCATCGTTCCTTGTCCCGACATCCTTGGTGTTCATCCCCTGAGGGGAGGAGGGGGAGAGAGGAGAAGAGAGGGTGTTCTGTTTCTTATTGGGGTCAATTTTTAACCCCTTCATCTTCGGTAGATCATGCAGGTCATCAATCGAGCCTTGGATGATCTGATAGGTGCCCTTGCTGCCTCTGGAGGGAGGAGCAACGACGAATCCGTCGCCCAGAATGTCGATCGGTTTGTCAGGCTCTGGTCTTACTCGCCGTGTCTCGCCGTTGTGACGGTACCAAGCTTGGAAATTGCCGGATCCGCTGCGTACAATGAAAGGTGTGGAGCCATGACGTGCCAGGCCATCGGCAAGAACGCGCTCGTCAGAGGTGTCCACGTCCAAGATGGTGATTCTGTTTCGACGGCATGCGAAGCCGAAGGCGTCGTTGTCAGGGAATTTTATCGCCAGCTGGCTGCTGACCTGGGAGCCGATCTTCAGATATCCCTTCACGGCCGGGACTTTGTCAGCTCCGACCGGGAAGGTTGCTACGCCCCGCTCGGCGTAGCGGGGTTGCCAATCTGCAAAGACGCCCATCAACCGGCCGTCCTTGTCACATTCAGCGCTGCCTCGACCTCAGTGAGGTTGGAGAAGCACTCTGGCCGATCGGGATTCTCTGGGCGGCTGAGGTAGAAGAGAAAGATCGGGATGCCGCGCATGCGGCTCTCGTTCTTTACGCGAAGGGTGCGGCCCACCTGCTTTGCGTGCTTTTGCAGGGCGCGATAATTGTCCACGTTCGCAGGCCACGAAACTCTGAAGAAGAGGGCGCTCATGCTGCGTCTCCCTTCTGCTGATCGTGCTCAATGTGCTCGAGCGCAATGATCACCGGCTCCAGACGCTTCTTTGTGCTGCCGAGAAGCCAACTCATTTCGCCAGCAAGATCATCCGTGATCTCGCCCTCCGATAGCCGCTGGCTAAGGAACCGCATCAGGACGGAGGCGTCGTAGGCGGCATCAATAAGTTCAGATGTGATCCTGCTCATGCCGATGCTCCGTTCTTGTATCCTTCGTTCTGGTCGTCGAGGGCCCTCACGATCCCCTCGGAAAGGTCACGCGTGATCCACAGGAGGCTATCGAGGCGGGGGTCGTGCTTGCCGGCTTGGAACTCGAACTGGACCTCGCAGATGACTTCGATCAGGTCGTTGAGATTGCGGACGGCCGAGTCCAGATTGTCGATGTGATAGCCCCTCATGCCAGTTCCTCCCGGACTTCTTCGAGACGATCGCCGATGATCAGCAGCTTGTTGTTGATCTCGTCTGCGATCGCCTGCAGGGCGTTCGTGTTGTTTATGTCGACGAGGCCGGCAGCGGCCAGGAACATGGCGTCGTTCAGGTTGCGGGCTGCCGACAGGATGTTCTCGATGTCGAGGATCTTGTGAACCGTGCGGGAGGGCGTGCTCATGCTCGCACCTCACCATCGAGAGCTGCATCGAAACTCAGGTGGAGATTGCTGCAACGGATCGCGACATTGTTGATGAGGAACGCGAACTGGTCGATCGAGTGGTGGGTGTAGCGATAGGTAACGCTGCTCGCGTCCTCGGCGATCTTCATGCCTATCTCTTCGAAGGCATTAGCTGCGATGTCCGACATGTGCATGACTTCGCGGATCGCATTCTCCAGCTCGCGCATGGCGTTTGCGACTGCTACCTCGTCTCGTTGGACAGGGACTGGCGCTGCAGCCGCCCTGGTGCTATCTACGTTGCTGTTCATTTTCGTTTCCTGTTGGGGAATGTTGGAACCATGGCTCGGAGAGGTTGCCGCCTCTGCCGGGCCTTTTGCTTTCTGGAGATCCGTGTTCATGCCACGCTCCGAACTGCTGGCTTGATCAGGCTGGCGAGTTTTGTCAGCCCCTTAGGGGTTACCCGCACTTGCTCCGAAACCTTCTCGGAACCATCCGTCTTGAGGACGGTCGTGACCTTGTGCTCGAGAAGCCCAGCTGTAGTTTTGGACTGGTAGCCCAGATCGTGACCGGCACCTGGGCGGCGGTAGATCCAGCCATTCTGCCGGAGCCACTGAAAGAGATCCTTGGGGCGCATCTGTAGGGCCTTGGCGGCCTCAGTGATGCACAAGGAGCCATCGGCGGCGGATATGCGGGACAGAGCTTCCTGGGCAGGACGAAGCTCGCTTACTTCGGCCTCAAGAGCGATGACCTTCTCCACGTTCTGGAGAAGAATGGTCCTCAGGGTCGATGGGTCATTCAGGGCCGCCGCTGGATCAGCCAGGATACCTTCCAGCTCTCTGAGGCGGATGAGTACCTTGCGACGAAGCGGGGCGCTGTATCCGAGGAGGAGGGTCTCGGTCAGCTCGCGATCCAGCCGGAACTCGGTCTGCTCGCGGTTCATGCTGTCCCGATAGATGCCCTGAAATTTCAGGAGATCTTCTCCAAGCTCAACGAGCATCTTTTTGATATCGGTGACCACATTGTCGTGGCGCTTGCTGGTAAGTTCCGCGATCTCGCGGCTCGACATGGTCACGGTGGGGAGCGTTAGCATCGTCATGCTGCTTCTCCCATAAAGAAGCTTAGGAGCTTGCTGCGCTCCGCCACCCAGCGCCCGCCGACCTTTCGGGCCGGTAGTTGCCCGCACGCTAAGAGATGGAATGTCTGTCGATCCGATCGGCCAATCAGCTTCGCAATCTCCGACACCTCCCACACCAAGTCCAGCGGCTTGTCACCTGGATTTTCCAATTCAGTTCTCCTTCAGAGTTTCCATTAACCACGATGTCATTTTGTTCATGTTCAGATGAATGTCAATCGCTTGTACCATCGAAAAGTCAATTGCGCTGTGGGTTATCCCATGCGAGTAGACGCAAGATGACAATTTTGATGAATGGGCTGATGTGATGGCGGGTGACAAAGAGCATACACAGCGACGTGTATACGTTCTCCCAAGCGAACTGGTTGAACGCATCTTGGCCTATCAGGCAGAGATGGGGCTCCAGTCAGAAGTTGAGGCGGCGCGGAAACTGCTGGATGAGGCGCTTAAATCCCGCGACACTTGGCGTACGATCGCGAGAAGGTTCAAGGATCGTCTCACAGAAACGAAGGTGCTGACGGACATCGCCAAGGACGTGCTGATCGGTCACCCGCTCATAACGGCTGTCAGATTCCAAACCGATAGCATCGAGTTCGATCTGAAGAGCGGCGAGCACATCACGATCCACGATGTGGGCATCATCGAGGCTGTAGACCGGGATGGCGATCGGCTGGAGTTCGAGACCAAGAGGTCAACTCCTACCAGCGGCAACGTGTTTAGCCGAGATCTTGACGACGATATCCCATTTTGAGGTGAACCGATGTCAGTCCGAAAGCGGGAATGGATCACGCCTAAGGGTGAAGCGAAACAGGCGTGGGTCGTCGACTACTTCGACACCACCGGCAAACGCCGACTGAAAACCTTCAAGCTCAAGAAGGACGCTGACAGGTTCGCCGCTACGGCCTCTGTTGAGGTGAGGGAGGGTGTCCACGTCGCCGACAGCGCTTCGGTCACCGTGGATAAAGCCGCGAGCCTGTGGATAACTTCGGGGGAAAGCGCCGGGCTTGAGCGCTCAACGATCAACCAGCGCAAGTCTCACCTCGAGCATCACATCGTCCCGCTCATCGGTCAGGTGCTGCTGGCGAAGCTCACAGTGCCGGCGGTGCGCGACTTCGAGGACACGCTGCGGAAGGAGGGCCGATCACCGGCAATGGTGAAGAAGGTTCTCACCTCGCTCGGCTCGATCCTTTCCGATGCTGCGGAGCGTGGCCTGTGCATGCGCAATCCTGTTCGGGATATCCGCACCAGCCGTAAGGGTCGCGACAGGCGCCAGGAGAAGCGCCAGAAGGGCCGTTTGGAGGTCGGGGTCGATATACCTACTCGCGAGGAGATCAAGGCTCTGGTGACATCCCTGACGGACCACTGGCGCCCACTGATCATCACGGCAGTCTTCACCGGTATGCGATCTTCCGAACTGCGGGGGCTCCGGTGGCAGGATGTCGACCTCAAGCGTGGTGAGATCCGTGTCAGCCAGCGCGCCGATCAGTTCGGAGAGATCGGGCCGCCGAAGTCCGAGGCCGGTACTCGCACGATCCCTGTTCCTCCGGTGGTGGTCAACACGTTGAAGGAGCACAAGCTGGCGCAAGCCAATGGCTCTGCGCTGGTGTTTGCCAATCCCGATGGGGAGCCGCGCTCTCACGCGAACATCGTGCAGAAGGGTTTGGTGCCGTCGATGATCCGGGCTGGTGTCACGGTCGTGGAGAAAGGCGAGGGCGGCGAGCCGGTGCTCAAGGCCAAATACAGCGGCATGCACGCGCTGCGGCACTTCTATGCGAGCTGGTTGATCAACCGGAAGGAAGAGGGCGGGCTAGGACTGCCGGCGAAGATGGTGCAGGAGCGGCTGGGCCACGCGTCGATCGTGATGACGATGGACGTCTACGGGCACCTGTTCCCGCGAGCCGATGATGGGACAGAACTAGCACAGGCCGCGAACATTCTGCTCAACTGA